ATCTAGAATCTTTAGAATAAAAGATCTTGATGAAAACTTTAAAAATCAATTACGTAACCAAACTTTAGATAAAACTGATTTAAGTGAAATCAAAGATGCTTATCCTGCTATTTATAAAAAGTTTGCACCATTAGTTGAAATACAAACTAGTGATCTTTATCAAAAGGCTCTAGGAACTATTGATGTATCTTTAGCTGGAATGGCAGAGTGGGATCTAGAAAAGAGTCCAGGTGGTCAACTACCTCAAGGACTTCAAAAGATGGGTAATGCTCTTAAGATAGAAGCGAATAATAGTATTACAGACCAATTACTTGCATTGCCTCCAGAGCAATTAACTCCTGAGAAAATAAATCAGATAACAACCGATACAATGGATTTATTTAATACTAGGTTTTTAGCAAACGGTGGTGGACCAGATGGTATAAAGCCGAATGATGAAGATTGTAAAGAATTATTCCACTATAGTCAAGCTAGTAGAAGTTTCCCATTATGGAATGCAAGGAACTTAGGTTTTAATTCTGGTGAAACAAAAAGAAGTATAATAAGTACAACTCAAGCACACTATGAGAATTATGGTGATGCTTTACTTACTACCAAAACTGATGATAATAATACACCATTTTTCAGTAGAAAACAATTAACAGCGATAGGTTCAAATGGTGCACTTTCTTATAGAGCGAAACAGATTTATGCAAGTTTACCTACTAAAGTTAAAGATCAAATAGAAGGTGGTCCTGCTGGATTTATACGGTCTCAAGCTGAACTGTTAGATATAGATGTATCTGCAGCAACTAAAGGTGCAGAAGATTATTATAATTTAACAACAGGTGATCCTTATATAAGTGAGATTATAAAGAATGGTGCTACATTAAGTCCAGAAGCATTTGAAAGAGGTCAAATGATAGTAAAAGAAGCTGAGAAAAAACAACAAGAAGCCGATAATAAAAAAGAAGAAGAAGATTTAGACGCTTGGTTTGAAAATCAGTCAAAAGATAAACCTGTAGAGAAAGAAGTTCTTAGCCCTAATCACCCATTATTACAAGAAGGTGCTGGTACTAGAACTCCAGAAAAATTATACAATCTTATTGAATCCGTATTAAAAGGTGAACAGGATCTTACTGAATTATCACCAGAGATACAAGCTATAGTTAATCAGTTCAAACTACAATAAATAACATGGATGAAACACAAGAGATTGACTGGGGTAATATGTCATTAGAAGAAAAAAGGGAATACTATAACCGTATGACTTCTACTTCTAATGAAGAACCTACTCAAGATCAACCTGAACAACAACAAGTCACTGAACCTGTAACACCTGAAGTATCTACGGAAACTACAGCTAAACCAGGTAAATTTGACCATATAGAACCAGGTGAAATCATACCAGGTACTTGGGGGCTACGGAAACCAAGACCTGGAGTTAAAGGTTTCTTCCATGATTCTTTTGAAAGACAATGGAAAACTGTTGCACCTATAGTTGGTGTGACAGATACTGCTATAGATTTTATTAACTTTGCTTCTGCAGGTGATGATTGGGATATACCAAAGTTACCTAGTTATGAAGATAAAACTTCTCAAGCTATTCGTAATATATCAGGACTTGTTATACCTTCTTTAGGTTTAAGAAGTATGATGATGAATGCAGGAGCTAAAGCACATGCAGCAGGTGAAGCAGCACCTTGGTTACAAAAATTAGGAAACAGAAACTCATTCCAAGCCTTCTCTAAATTCGGTGTTGATGTATTTTCTGGTGGTCTTGTAGATTATGTTGCAGAACAGAATCAGAAAGATGATAATTTCTTAGGTACTTTAAAGAAGTATTGGCCAAAGACATATCAATGGATACCTGATAGATACGCTACAACAGATAGAGATTCACCTGATGTTAAACGTCAAAAGAATGTAAATGAAGGTGCTATTTTTTCTGTATTAGCTAGTGTTGTAGAAGGTGTTGCATATATAGCTAAAGGTCAAGAAAGCCTTAGAAATGTATCTAGATTTACTCCTGATGCTATAAATGTAAAAGTTAAAGATGAATTTGCAGATATTAAGTTTTCTGATAATCCTGTAGAAGACGTTACTTTAAGGAATATAGCTAGACGAGAACGAGACTTAAATGATCTTAATGAGTATTTTCTAAATCAAGGTGTTTCTAAAAACAAGATACCTGGTTTAAATGATATGTGGGAGGATAAAGAAACTTTAATCCGAACTAAAGATCAAGATGGTATTATTGGTGCAGCTGTAGACCAAGCACAAATTGCTAATAATATAGATAGTGCTTATGGTCGTATAGGTAATATCATATCTGAACGTGCTAGAGTAGAAGGCATAGAACTTGGTAATCTGCAGCAACGTACTCTTGTAGGTAATTTAGTACAAGAATTAAAAGATGCTGGTAGATTTGGTAAGAAATTAAATTCAGGTAGAATCATTAGTGAGAAATTAGTCGATCAGTCTGGTAAGGATTTAGCAGCATATGTTATGAATCCTAACGTAGATAAAGATGATTTATTAAGAGTCTTTGATGAATTCAATAAATCTATTGATGATTCACCTGTAAAGATAGTTGGTAAAAAAGGTATTAATAGTGCTGTTAAACAATTAAAAACTCAATTAGCAGACTTAGATACTCAAAAAGCTAGAGCTTATCTATTAACTTCTGAAGCTGGTCAGGTATCTGATATGGCGGAAGGTATTCGTTTGATGAATGATCCAGTTGCTTTCCAAAGAGCTTCAGATCATTTAATTAATAGATTAGAAGTCTTAATGGTTGAGAAAGAATTAGCTGGTTTTGAATCTAATTCATTAGTTACTAACATGAATGCTTGGAATGCTGCTAAAGAAACAGGTGATAAAGCAATCATGGAAGAAGCCGCTAAAACTATTGTAGATAATAACAACGCTAGACTATTCGAAATTATACCTAAAACAAAAGATTATACTAATACTTTACGAGCTGTAGCCAAAGAAAACCCTGAATTCTTAAAACCACTTCTTCTAGCTTCTGAAATGGCAGATGGTGATGTTAACTCAATGTTTACATTACATAACTATGTTCAGCAAAAACTAGGAGTCTGGAAAAAAGTTATGAGGGATGCTCACCCTGAAACACCTTCTATTATCAATAGAGCATGGATTGGAACTTATTTTAATTCAATGTTATCTGCTATTGGAACACCAACAAGAGCAGCATTAGGTAACGCTACTGGTTTATTTGGTAGAGGATTAGCGAATATATGGGGTGCTGTAAGTGAAGGAGATTTAGCAAGAGCACGTAAAGCAATGATTGCTCATTCTGTAATGGATGATACATTATTGAAAGCTAATAAACATTTAAAGTTAGTATATAAAAAAGCTGCTACAAATCCTAAAGAATCAGCTTTTATCACTCGTGGAGATATTCAAGTTAAAGAAGAGCAATCTTTAGAGATGTTAAGATCTTATGCAGAAGCTGCTGAGAAGAATGGTGAGTTTGGTCCTACATACTTAATGCATATCTATGATGATCTAGATGCTATGCAAATGGATCCTGTATTAAGATTTGGTCCTAATTCTATGTCAGCTTTAGATGGATTCTCAAAATCAATTACTGCTAGTTCTCAAGCTAAATTTCAAGCTTTAGATAAATTAGAAGCTGCAGGATTACCTTTTACTAAAGAAAATATTCAGAAAGCATCTAATGAGATTTATGAAAGCTTTAAAGATGCTGATGGATTCTTTAATAATCAAACTGTTAATTCAATAAATAGTGAAATAGCTTTAAATGCTGATTCACCTTTAGTAGATAGTTTAAATAATTTAATTAAAGAAACACCTATTCTTAGAGCTTATCTTTCATTCCCTAGAACTACAGCTAATGTTATTGATACATTTGGTAAATGGAGTCCTGCAGGAATACTATCTAAAGATTATGAAGAATTATGGGGTGAACCTAAATTAGGATTAAACCAATTCCTTGGTTACGGTAGGAAACCTGAATCAGCTTTCTCACCAGAAGAAATGAAAGCTATTCTACAAAAAAAAGGTAGATCTATAGATGGAGATTATGTAGAAGAGTTTAGAAGACTTAGATATGAAGTTAAAGGTAAAGCTGCTATTGGGTTTTGGGCAACTAGTTTAGTAGTCAATGCTGCAATAAATGGTAGATGTAATGGTAACGGTCATTATAATGGTGCTATTCAAAAAGTTAGATTAAGAAATGGATGGAAGCCTAAAACTTGTAAAGTACCTGGTACTAATAAACAAGTTAGTTATGAATGGATGGGTCCAATAGGAGACTGGATGGCAGTTGTTATTGATAGTGTTGATAATTTCGATAGTTTAGGAACAACACCTGTTGAAGAATGGTTACCCAAAGCTTCATTTGTATTTGCTTCTGCATTTACTAATAGATCTAATTTAGCTGCTTTAGAACCTTTACATGATATATTACAAGGTGATGGTAATGCTGCTATAAGATTTGCTTCATCCTTTAGTAATAATGCACTACCTTTAGGTGGTTTAAGAAATGAAATAGGTAGAACTTTGAATCCTCAATTAAGAATACTTAAAGGAGATCTAAGTGACCATATTAGAAATAGAAATGCTTGGTTAGATCAATTCGATCCTGATGGTAAATTAGCTGGTATGTATAGCCCTGTAGAGGGTACACCTATTGGAGTAGAGGAAGATATGTTAACTAGAATGTGGAACTTAAATCGTGTGATTAAAGTTAGTTCACAACCTAGTAAAGAAGAACAATTCTTAATTGATATTGAATTTAATAGCAACCCTTCTATGCGTATGAGTCATGGAGGTGCTATGTTAGAACCTAATGAAATCTCTAAAATACAAGAAATCATGGGTCAACAGGGATTCTATAAAAAAGAATTACAACGTATCCAACGAGAAGCTGACAATCTAACATATACTGACAACAACGGTAAAGAAATTAAAGGTTTTGTCAATATAATCAAATCTCAACGAAGAGGTTTTGTTTCTTCTGAATATGTAAATACTGCTCAATATAAGAGAATATTTGCTAAAATAACTACAGCATATAATCGTGCTAAAAAGAAAGCAGAAGCTGCTCTACCTACAGAAATGAAAGTATCTATAAGAGAAAGAGAACAAGCTAGAATTAGATTACAACGACAAAATGAATACGGTTTACTTAATGATATTCAATCAGAAAATTATCCTGGATTAAACGAAACATTAAGTCTAACAAAATAACCACCCGCCATAACTATTAACAACATAAAACATGGCATTAACTTATACGGATAATGGTGGAGGAGCTCCTGATGGGAGTGATTTAACCTTCACCTATTCTTTTGAAACAATTAAAACAACTACTGGGGGAGCTAATGCAGAGGTCAAAGTATCTCTAGATGGTGAAACCCAAGCTACAACTAAATATACTGTTAATAGTAGCCCTGCTAGTATAACATTTAATAATACAAGTATTGATACTGCAAAGCAAGAAAGTACTGGTGCTCCTAAAAGTGGAGTTAAAGTAAGGGTTTATAGAGACACAGCGGTAGCTACACCTGGAGATAAACGTCATACATTCCAAGCTGGATCAGCTATTAAAGCTAATGCTTTGAATGATATTTATGAGCATAGTTTATTCTCATTACAAGAAAGACAAGAACAAGGTCTTAATACTGAAGATCTATCTGATGGAATTGTAACAAGTGCTAAAATAGCTGATGGTACTATAGCAACTGCAGATCTAGCAGACGGTTCTGTAACAACAGCTAAGATAGCAGCTGATGCTGTAACAGGAGCTAAGATCGCAGACGATCAAATAAATTCTGAGCACTATGTAGATGGTAGTATCGATACTGCTCATATCGCAGCTGATCAAATAACTAGTGCATTAATAGCTGACGATCAGATAAATTCAGAACATTATGTAGACGGCTCTATTGATACAGCTCATATAGCTGACCTTCAAGTAACTACTGCAAAGATAGCTGCAGATGCCATTACAGGAGCTAAAATTGCAGACGACTCAATTAATTCTGAGCATTATGTTGATGCTAGCATTGATACTGCTCACATTGCCGACTCTCAGGTAACAACTGCTAAGATTGCTGACGCTAATATTACAACTGCTAAAATAGCAGCTGATGCTATAGATGGAACTAAGATAGCTGATGATGCTATCAACTCTGAACATTATACAGACGGTTCTATAGACACAGCTCATATAGCTGACTCACAAGTTACTACTGCTAAGATAGCAGGAGATGCAATTACTGAAGCTAAAATAGCAGATGATGCTGTTACAACAGATCATATAGCCGATGCTAAACTCACAACGCTTGCTGGTATGCAGTCAGGTACTGCATCTATTCTCGCAGGGGGTACTGCTCTTACTGCTACTCTCACTGAAATTAATACAGTGGTTGACGGTAAAGGCGTTCAAACAACTATATCTGACAGTGATGCTCACTACCCAACTTCAGGAGCTGTCGTTGATTATGTTGCTGCACAAATTGCTCCCATAGGTGGTTTAGAAGTTATTGCTAATGAAGATAGCTTTCCTACTACACAACCAGCTTCTGGTGTTGTAATTAGTATTGCAGATGCAGCTGGTATTGTTGTTAATGGTAGTGGTGTATCTACTACAGCACGTAAAACTGGTAGTGGATCTGATGATGTAACAATTAATAACTTCCCTTCTAGTCTTTATAGTGAAACATTAGCTAGTGGTGTTGGTCTTATGGTCACATCAACTGGGTCTAGTGATACATATAATTATCATAAGCTATTAGCAGCTGAGACTGATGTTAAACAGTTATCTGATGATATCAATGACTTCAATGCTAGGTATCGTGTAAATGCTGGAGAACCATCATCTAATAATGATGAAGGTGATCTTTGTTACGATACTAATGCTGATAAGATGAAGGTTTATGATTCTTCAACTTCAGCATGGAAAGAAGTTACATCAACTGGAGACTTTAAATTCTTAGTTGCAGTTGATGCTGGCACAACTACAGCAGCTACATTTGACGGTAGTGATACAAGCTTTGACTTAAAAGAAGCTACTAACTCTGGTAGTGCAGCTAGTGTTACTAATGTCAATCAGTTAATGATTGTATTAAATGGAGTTGTACAAAAACCAAATGCTGGTTCTTGGAGTGGCTCTGGAGAAGGTTTCTACTTAACAGATGCTGATACAATTAGATTTGCAACAGCACCTCCAACTGGATCAACTTGTTTTATAGTTCAATCTGGTTCTGCTGTAAGTATTCCTACACCAGGAGATAATACAGTAGCTACAGCTAAATTACAAAACCTTGCAGTTACTACTGCTAAGATAGCTGCAGATGCAATAGATGGTACTAAGCTTGCTGACGATGCAGTAGCTCAAGAACATATAGCTGATGAAGCTGTAGATGAAGCTAGGATTCAAATTAGTAATGCTGGTTCTAATGGTCAGTATTTACAGAAGCAATCTGGTAATACAGGTGGTCTTACATGGGCTACACCAGCTCAATATACTACACCTTTAACAACTAGAGGTGATATATTATATAGAGCTGCTAGTGCTGATGCAAGACTTGCTAAAGGTACAGAAGGTCAATATCTTAAGATAGGTGCTAATGATCCTGAATGGGCTGATGTTGTAGCTGCTACAGCAGATAGTACTATGTGGGAAAATAACTTAACTGTTAGTAATAATTATACAATAGCATCTACTAAAGGGGCGCACAGTGTTGGTCCTATAACTTTAAACGCCACTGTAACTGTAAACGGACGTTGGGTGATTAGCTAATGGCATTAGTATTAGATGGTAGTGCAAACACTATCGGAGGATTAGCCGTAGGCGGATTGCCTGACGGTATAGTAGACACAGATATGCTAGCTGCAGATGCAGTTACAGGTGTTAAGCAAGGTGCTGGTTCAATAATACAAGTTGTAAATAGTTTGAATACCTATTCTTATGAAAATACAGGTGCAGCTAATACAGAATATACAGTTCTAAGTGCAAGTGGAACAGATTGGGATACAGCAATAACTATTAATCAAGGTAATAAAGTATTTGTTAGTTTAACATTAAACGTAGCTAAATCTTCGGCTGATGCTAATATTTATTTCGATATTTATTATAAAGTAGATTCAGGTAGTTACGCAAAAGTTGCTGAAGGAAATACACATGGTAGTAGAAGTAAGCATTTTGGAAATGTTAGATCCTATGGTCATCCATATAATATTGAAGAAAGTTCAGGTCAAGCACTAATTACTCCATCAATAAGTGGATCAACAGGTGTTATAACATTTCAAGTCCGTGTAACACAAAGAGCTGCTAATAACAGGGCTATTTTGATAAATCATACAGAACAAGATAATAGTGAAGGTGGTACAACTGTTTCTTCACTTACGGCAATGGAGGTAGTTGCATAATGGCACAAGTAAAAATAGCCGCTGATTCAGGCGGAGGAAGCGTAGCCTTATCAGGTCCAGCTTCCACAACAAGTAATGCTGCAGTTAACTTCAAACTACCTGTAGCAGATGGTACTGCTGGACAAGTTTTAACTACAAATGCTTCAGGTCAACTTGAATGGAAAACACCATCTATAGGAGTGGCGGATCAATGGAGAATAACAGCAACAAAAACTGTTTCTGGTTCTTCTGATGTAATAACAGCAGATTGGGAACAAGTAGATACTGGAGGACAAGGTACTTTAGGTTCTGCTTTAACTCAAAGTAGTGGTATTTTTACCTTCCCTTCAACTGGTATTTATTACATACAGTTCAGTACAAACGCAGATCAAGGTGGTCCAGATAATCAAATGAGAGCAAAAATAGAAGTTACTATTAATAATGGAACAGATTGGGCGATTGCGGCAGAAGGATTCGGTAGTCTCCACGATAGACCTAGCGATGTCTATGATGGTATTCAATGTCAATCTCTTATAGATGTTACAGATACTGCTCAAGTTAAAATTAGATTTGTAGTATATGCCTCTGCAAATAATACTGAATTTTGGGGAGATTCAGCTAAGAATATGACTTACTTCACTGCATTACGACTAGGAGATACATAATGAGTCAAATAAATGTCGATGCAATAAGAGCATCTAATGGTACTGGTGATGCCATATCCCTTACAGCTTCTAGTAATACCTGTACAGCAAATATCACTAACTACCCACATAGAAATGCATTAATTAATGGTGGGATGCAAGTCTCTCAGTATGCGTCAACGAACAGTGCAATCAATACTTATGGTCCTTTAGATAGATGGAGGACTATAGGTGGTCCGATGGGATTCACGATTAGTCAAGTTACGGATGGTACTAATTATCCAAATACTCATACTGCTTTAAAAGCACATAGAACAGAAGGTAATACACAGGAATATGACTTAGGAGTACTACAAGGTATTGAAACACTTAATTCACGTCCCTTTGCAGGTAAACAATGTACTTTTAGCTTTAGAGCAAGAGTAGGTGCAAATTTCTCTGGACCAAGTAGTGTATTAAAAGCGTTCGTATGGACTGGAACAGGAACTGATGACCAGCCTGCAAGTATGACTAATCATAATTCCTCTTTAATGACAGATATAACCGTATCTACAACAGCAACTAAATATTCAGTTACTTATACAATACCTTCATCAGTAACACAGATTTCATGCGGAGTTTATTACCAATGCAGAGGAACAGCAGGTGCTAATGATTGGTTTGAAATAACAGATTGTCAGTTTGAAGCTGGTCCTGTTGCTACGGATTTTGAAATTAGAGATTATGGTGCTGAATTAGCTAAGTGTCAAAGGTATTTTCATAGAATTGAAGCTGGTAATGGTCACGTAGTAGGCATAGGAGGAGCTGCTCTAGATGCTTCTAATATGGCGTATGATGTTATATTCCCTGTATCAATGAGAGCAATACCTACCTATGAAGGAAGCGCTACAGCTATGAGATTCGCAGCAAATGATGATAGTGACGAAAGAAACTTTAATCAATTAAGTATTTGGAATACGGGAACTGTAAGCGGTGTGAGTTTATTACAGAATTCTTCGGGAGGAGCTACAGGAGGACAATCTGGACATTTGCAATTTAGAGCCAATGATGGCTTTATGAACTTCTCTGCGGAGCTTTAACTATGACTACTAAGACTACATATAAACTATACCCTGACTTTAAGGGCTATCCCATGAGTGCAGTTCAACGCACTACAGAAGATGGGAAGATTGTATCTATACCTTTTGATACTAATAACAGAGATTACCAAGAGTACCTAGAATGGGTAGCAGCAGGTAACACAGCGGAGGCAGCAGACTAATGGCATTAACAGAAATCAATTCTTTAGGTATAAAGGATGGTGAAGTAAAAACAGCTGATCTTGCTGCTGATGCGGTTACAGGTGCAAAGATAGCGGATGATGCTATAGATTCTGAGCATTATACTGATGCTAGTATAGATCATGCTCATTTAGCTAATGATGCTGTAGATGGTGATAACATTGCAGATGATTCAATTAACTCTGAACACTATGTTGATGGTAGTATAGATACAGCTCATATAGCTGATGACCAAATAACTCTTGCTAAGATGGCAGGACTTGCTAGAGGTAAAATCATATATGGTAATGCCTCTGGAGATCCTACAGCTTTAGCAATAGGTTCTAATGGACAAACTTTAGTATCAGATGGTACTGATATATCATGGGGTGATGCTGCAGCTGGTGCTACTGGTGCTGGTTCAGATAAAATATTCTGGGAGAATGGTCAAACAGTAACTCAGAATTACACCATAACAAACAATTACAACGCCGGAACCTTTGGTCCCGTGACTATTAATAATAATGTCACGGTTACTATAGGCGATGGAGAAACCTGGACAATAGTATAATGGCAATAACAATTAATGGAAACGGTACTCTTTCAGGAGTAACCGCAGGATTAACAGCTGCTTCAATGCCAACAGGTTCGGTACTTCAAGTAGTCCAAAATACAAGAACAGATTTAATCTCAACAACATCAGCTACTTTTGCCGATGTTTTAACTCAAGCTATTACACCAAGTAGTACATCTAATAAGATTTTGATCTTTTTTCAAGGAATGGAATGTACTGATGCTGGTGATGGTAATACATATTCTCGTTATAAATTATTGAGAGATTCTACGTCTATTTATAATGGAAGCGATAGTAATACAGCTGTAGGTGCTAGTTCTGGTCGATTCGGAAGGCAAAGTGATTATTCATCTGATCCTGTACAAATAATGTATATGGATAGTCCAAGTTCAACTTCAAGTATTACTTATAAAGTGCAATATGCCTCAACTAGAGGAAGTTCTTGGAGAGTTTCTATTGGAGGTTCTTTAAGGGATGATTTTGCAGGTAATACAAGAGTACCTACTAATTTAATTCTAATGGAGATAGCAGGATGACATTAAAACTAAACGGCTCCTCATCTGGGAGCGTATCAATAGATGCTCCTGCTAGTACAACAGGTGGAGCAGATATAACATTTAAACTACCTGTAGCAGATGGTACTTCAGGTCAAGCTTTGACTACAAATGCATCGGGTCAGCTTGCTTTTGCAACACCTGGTTTATTTTCTAGTTATGCAATCATTACTAATGAATTATCAGCAGGTACCCTAGGTGGTGCTACTACGGCTAACTCTTGGACAACTTTCGAGTTGAATACAGAACTTGCTGATCCTTCTAGTATCGTTAGCATTTCAAGCAATCAATTTACTTTAGCAGCAGGTAATTATTTAGTTAAGTGGCGTATCAGTCTTCACAATTGTGAGAGAGCAATATCTAGAATTTATGACGTAACTAATTCCGCAGTTCGTCAATATAGTACAGCTCAATATGGTATTTATACAGCATCATTTTGCCCAGGTGTTGCAAGATTAACTCCTAGTGGGACTACTGCTTATAAGATTGAATACTATGCTGATAATACAGATAGTCAGACATATGGTAAGGGTTATGATGCTCCAGATGATGTAGCAGTGACTATCAATGCAGTCGTAGAAATCTATAAGGAGGCATGATATGAGTACGATTAAAACGACGAATATTACTCACGGAAGTAATTCAGGTACAGCTAACATGGTGTTAGCTAGTGATGGTAAGGTAACTGTTGCAGAGAAGAAACTATATTGTCCTGGGACTATTATTCAAGTCAAACAAACATATTTATCTACACATGAATCAGTTTCAGTAGGAAATAATAATGCTGTAGTTGACTATACAACAGATAATAAATTAGTTGTAGCAATTACACCAACTGCTGCATCAAGTAAAATATTAGTTACTGGGCATGTAAATTTAGGTTTAAGTAGCCAGAATCTTGTATATCTTTGTTTGAAGAGAAGTATTGATGGTGGTACAGCATCTAATATTGGTGCATCAAGTGATGCAGGAAATAGAATTAGTGCTATTGCTGCATCAAGGAATAATTATACTAATGATACGACTTGTATTAGTGTTAATTATTTAGATTCTCCTAACACAACAGATGAGGTTAAATATTTTTATGGGCTTGCTCACTCAGCATCAAGTTCAAAAACAGTGTATATAAATACTGGGCATGATCAATCGGGAAGTTCAAACAATACTGCAGGAGGTTATGGCAGAACAGGCTCTACTATTACAGTTATGGAAGTAGCTGGATGATAAAAATACCTAGTGCTGACCTACCCAAGGCATTAGATATCCCTCAGATGTACTTCAGACCGCCTACAGCGGACGTTCCAGCCTATAAACCTATGGTTATACCCCCAAGTGATTTAGAGGCACCTCCAGAGACGAAACCAGAGGAGACAACGGAACAACCTGAACCACCAAGTTTAAAGATACCTGTATTAGATATACAGATGCCAGTACCGGAAACAGCGGTAGTGGTAACGGCTGTAACAACAGCTGTAGTGGCAGTGGCAACCACCTCTGTTACACAGACATTATTTGAACCAATTAAAAAGAAAGTACAGAAACAATTACAAGCTAAAGTCAACAAATGGAAAGAAAACCGGAAGAAAAAAAGGGACTCATCCGAAAACTCAAAGACGGAATAGAGGACCAAGAAGCCCAGATCCAGATTCTCGGAACATTCGTCAGACTTGGCGTTGTGGTTTGGTCTGGCTTTATAATAACTTTAAATTATGTAGAAATACCTATGGTTAAGAAATCTGGTAACTCAGATATCACGTTTGTGGCATCGGTGTTTACTGGAGCTCTAGCCACTTTTGGCTTGACCACTGGTAATAATAAAAAGGGTAACAATACACCCGTCAACTGTCCTATGGTAAAGAAAAAGGAAGAATGAACAAATGGCTACTACTCTTCCTACTAGCATCACCCATGGTAGCGAGAGCCGAATTAGTGACTCCCCAATTCACCCAGGGGTCCATGCAAAGTACAACGACGACAACTCAGGACATAGAAGAAGATATAACGATAACCAAGTATGGTTCAGTTCTAAATTCGTGGACTGGAGAGAATATTACACATACTTCAGCAACATCTGGAGGAATAGTAGATTCAGATTCAGTATTCACGATACATACAGTAGGAGATCCATTCAGTCTAGAAATAACAACCAGAGCAGCGACTCAGGTACTAGAAACACAGGAAATCGAAAGAACTATCGAAACTACTGCTACTACTACCTCGCTCTCTGTCTTCTCTCAATAGGTTTACCAGCTTATGCGGAACCAGAAGTACAGAATACGTCAAATCCTGTTGCTGCTGCAACTGGGAATGTTACAAACCAAGCTGTACAATTTCAAAACAATGGAGCACCCAGCCGACAAGTAATGGGTCCAAATATTAGTTGTAATGGTAGTACTATGACATTCTCCCCATTTTATATGGGTAATCATACTACACCATACGATGAGAATATGGATCAATCTAGCTATACTGTAGCTGAAAACTGGGGTTTCCAAGTTAATTTTATGGTTCCCTTAGATGGTTCTATTGTAGAAAGATGTAAATCAATAGCAGCACGCCAGGAAGCAAAAATGGCTCTAGATTATGAACTAGTCAGAGCTAAGGAATGCGCTAACCTTCAGACAAAAGGTTTTATGATACTCCCTGGCACTCGTGTTTATCATATGTGTAGCGATATCATTCCTATCGCTTCATGGAATAAAGCGCAAGCTAAAATCCTTAAATGCAAGTCACCACCTAAACCGTGGTATAAACCTTGGCATAAACCTAAAGAAACATGTAAATTCATGAGTACATTATCAGATCAATACGCAAAAGAAGAGGCTGCAAGAAAAGCAGCAGCTGAAAAAACATCTTCTAAAAAAACCACTACTAAAAAGTAAATCATGTTATTAATCATCAAACCCATCCTTTTCGCCTTCTTGAAGTCAGATTCAGTGAAGAAACTTGTAGTAGATCTACTAGAAGCATATGTAGCTAGAACTGATAACAAGCTTGATGATCAGGCATTGAAAATTGTTAAAGAAAAACTACTTAGTTCATAACGGAGTTTAAACTATGTCATGGCAAGCCATACAAGGCGGGAAAATTGCTGATGCATTTAAAACACCTGTCAAAAATTATCAGGTTACAGCAGGTGCAACTGACGCATCAGTAACATTAACAAGAGCTTCTTGGGATGAAAGATTATTACGTTTAACTGCAAATGGTGCAGATATTAGATGGAATCTTAATGCAGCTGCTACTGCTACAACATATTTCCTACCACAAAATCAATCAATAGATATTAAGCTGGATTTTACTTCTGATGACCAAACAGTCCATGCTCTTAGAAACGCTAGTACAAGTGGTATATTAGAAATTACATGCTTTAAGGAAGATACATAATGAAGAAAGCCACTGAAGACCAGTTCAACGAATTACATAGCCTTGTCACAAACGAATTCCTACAACGGGTTAAAAGTGGCACAGCTTCTACACAAGACCTCAAAGCAGCTTGTGACTGGCTAAAAATTAACGATATTAGCGGTGTAGCATTTGAAGGTAGTCCTTTAGATAAACTCGCTAATGTAATACCTAAAGTAGACCCTGAACTCGTAAAACGGAGAATGTATGGCAAAGTCGTCAACGGAAACTTATAGAACCAACGCTAAATCTCGTGCTAAACATGTACGTG